CTACCCGAAGTGTACAGTGGACAACCAAATCGTGTAGAACGTTATATGCAGTACGATCAAATGGATATGGACAGTGAAGTTAATGCTGCCCTTGACATCATTGCTGAGTTTAGTACACAAGTAGATGAAAGTACAAAATTACCATTTAGTTTAGATTATAGTGGTGATGTTACTGAAAGCGAAACAAAAATATTAGAACAAACACTGCGCCAATGGTGTAATTTACAAGATTGGGATAGAAAAATCTTTAAGACATTCCGTAATGCTATTAAGTACGGGGATCAATTCTTTATTAGAGATCCAGAAACATGGGAAATGTACTACGTAAATCCAGTTGATGTTACTAAAGTTATTGTAAACGAAGCAAAAGGTAAAGAACCTGAACAGTATGTTCTTAAAAATTTAGACTTAAACATGCAAAATAAAACAGTGAGTGAGCCTATTAAACATAGTGAAACTTACAGCACTGTTAATAGTACAATGCGTGGTACAGAACGTAATGCACTTGGAACTGGTGGCGATTATAGTAGTTCATTAGGGAACATACATGAATACAATGTAGATGCTACACATATTGTACATGCTGCCTTAACTGAAGGTATGGATAGTGACTTTCCATTTGGTGCAAGTATTTTAGATCCAATCTTTAAAACTTACAAACAAAAAGAACTACTAGAAGATAGTATTATTATCTATCGTGTGCAACGTGCACCTGAGCGTAGAGTATTTTATGTTGATGTAGGTAATATGCCAGCAAACAAAGCTATGGGGTTTGTTGAGCGTGTTAAAAACGAAATACACCAAAAGCGCATTCCAAGTAAAACCGGCGGCGGTTCAAGTATTATGGATGCAAGCTATAATCCACTTAGTATTATGGAAGACTACTTCTTTGCACAAACTGCTGAAGGCAGAGGCAGTAAAGTTGAAGTGTTACCAGGTGGAGATAACTTAGGTCAAATTGATGACTTACGTTATTTTACAAACAAAATGCTAAGAGCATTGCGTGTACCTAGCAGCTACTTACCAACAGGACCAGACGATGGTACAGCAACATACGTAGATGGTAGAGTAGGAACAGCATTTATTCAAGAGTATAGATTCAATCAATACTGTCAAAGATTACAAAAAATTATTTGTCCTGTGTTTGATACAGAGTTTAAATTGTTCATGAAAAACAGAGGTATTAATATTGACAGTAGTATTTTTGATCTTACATTTGTGGAGCCGCAGAGCTTTAGTGAATATAAAGAAATCGAAGTACATGCTGCAAGAGCTAATGTATTTGGCTCATTGGAAGGTGTGGATTATTTAAGTAGACGCTTTATGATGAGTAAGTATCTCGGTCTTAGTGAAGATGAGATTCTTGAAAATGAACGCATGTGGATGGAAGAAAACAAATCAGGAACTGCACCAAGTGCAGATAGCGAACCAGGACTTGGAAGTGTTGGTGTTCGTGGATTTGATATTGACAGTGGAGATACTCCAGATATGGGAGATTTAGAAGCTGGTGATACTGGCGGAGATGAATCGCCAATTAGCGGGGCTGAAAATGCAACAGCACCAGTAGGAGGAGACGAAAATGCGTAGTAATGAATTTCTAATTGAGTACTATGATGCAGAAGATAACGAGTATGCAAATCGTAAAATTGACGATACTAGACGTAGTAGATTAACACTAAAACACATTAATAGACTACGTAAACAACGTGAAATTCACAAGACAGAACACGCATCTCGAACAGAAAGAGTGCAACAAATATACCGTAGACCCGCAGCTCAATAATAAATTTTAAGGTGTAAAAACTACTTATCTTGACTTTTTAGTCAAAAAGTACAGTTTTTACGCCTTTTTTCTATGGTAAAACGTATTGGTAATAAATAATACTTGTAAACCAGCAATGGTAAGCCTGAATTTTTAAGGAGATATAGAATGAGTAATCATAAGGATTCATTAACTAAGGTCCTTGAATATCTTGTCAACGAAGATCGTGAAAAGGCAGCAGACCTTTTACACGATGTTTTTGTTGAGAAAGCAAAAAATCATTGGGCAGCACTTTCTGAAAGTGATGAGTCAGTGGAAGAAGATATTCAAGATGAAGATCTAGACGAAACATATGATGTTGAAGTTGAAGAAGGTATCGACAATTACGATGCAGAAGAAGACTTCTTGAACGACATCGAAACTGCAGAAGACGAAATCGAAGCTGAAGAAGTATTTGGCGAAGATGACGACGAAGCCGATGAAATGGAACCTGAAGGTGACATGGATATGGATATGGGCGACGAAGAGTCAGGTGACGAAGAAGCACCTGAAGCTGAGGAAGCCATGGCCAATGTAGAAGATGCTATTGCAGAACTACGTGCAGCATTTGCTGATATGATGGACGATGAGCCAGCTGACGAACCAGAAATGGAAGAAGTAGCAGCTTTTGAATCCGACGATGCAGATGAAGAAGAAGTCGAAGCAGTTGAAGAAGGCGCTACAATGTCAGCAGTAAGTGTATCACATACAGCAGGCGATGACGGTGCACATTCACCAGTAGGCCCAGGTGACAGTTCAATGTCAGATGCAAAGCCAGTTGACATCGCAGGTGGCGCAGCAGAAGCAGGTGGCAAAGCGCCAGCAGCTAAAGACATGGGTGTTACAGGACCACAAGAAGCAGGTTCGCCAAGTGCGGCACCAGCTCCAAAGCGTGAAACAACATCAAGTACCGGTCCAGTAAGAGAGATGAAGTAATATGTCAGCAATCATTGAGCACCTAACATTTAACCAGGCAAACATTGTCACTGAAGCTATTGAAGAAGCTAACGGTGGCAAAAGCCTGTACATGAAGGGTATCTTTATTGAAGGCGATGTACGGAATCAAAACAACAGAATTTATCCAGCCAAAGAAATTCATAGTGCAGTAAAAGCAATTAATGAAAAAATTAAAGGTGGATATTCAGTATTAGGTGAAGCCGATCACCCAGACGACCTTAATATTAATCTTGATCGTGTAAGTCATATGATCACAGAGATGGATATTGATGGTAATAATGGTATCGGCAAACTTAAAATCCTTCCAACTCCAATGGGAAACATTTGTAAAACCTTATTGGAAAGCGGAGTAAAACTAGGCGTGTCAAGTAGAGGTAGTGGCAACGTTAACGAAAGTGGTCATGTTAAAGAATTTGAGATCATCACTGTAGATATCGTTGCTAATCCAAGTGCTCCAGATGCTTACCCTGATCCAATTTATGAAAGAATTATGAATCATAAACGGGGTAATGTATTAATGGATGTTGCTTCTGCTGTTAAGCACGACGAAAGAGCACAGCGTTACCTGCAAGAAGAAGTAACGCAATTTATAGAGAACCTAAGGTATAGGAGAGATTAATATGGCTCACTCAATAGATGAACTATTAAGCTCCGGAACGCTCTCAGAAGAGGTTAGATCTTCAATTTCAGAGGCTTGGGAAACTAAGCAATCTGAACTACGTGAAGAAGTTGCTAGCGAACTACGTGAAGAGTTTGCGGAACGTTATGAAAATGACAAGTCGCAAATTGTAGAAGCAATGGACACAATGATTGGCGAAGTTATTGCAAAAGAACTTGAAGAGTTCCAAGCAGACAAAGCTAAAGTAGCAGAAGATCGTGTTGCATATCGCAAGCATATGAAAGAACATGCAAATGTTCTTGATGAGTTTGTGATGGAAACACTTCGCAAAGAAATTAATGAACTTCGCGAAGACCGTGAGGCACAGGACAAGAACATGGCCCAATTAGAAGGCTTTGTACTTGAACAACTTACAAAAGAGCTCAACGAGTTTCATGAGGACAAACGCTCGCTAGTCGAAGCAAAAGTCAAAATGATTAAAGAAGGTAAAGAAGTTATCGAGCAAACTAAGCGTAAGTTTATTGAAACTGCCGCAAGTAAGGTGGAAGACGTTCTTGAATCAACAATCAAGACTGAACTAACATCACTTAAAGAAGACATCCAAGTTGCTAAAGAAAACACATTTGGACGTCAAATTTTTGAAACATTTGCAGCAGAGTTTATGAGCAGCTACCTCAATGAAGGTACTGAAGTTGCAAAACTAAACAAATCAATGAACGAGCTAGAAGTAAAACTTGATGAAGCAAAAGCCGAACTTGCTAAAAAAGAAGTTCAGCTTACAGAATCTGCACGTATTGCACGTATTGCAGAGGACAAAGCAGAACGTAAAGCTATTATGAATGAAATGATGGCCCCACTTTCAAAGCAAAACCAAGAAGTAATGAATGCATTACTAGAATCTACAAAGACAGTAGATTTGCAAAAAGCATTTAACAAGTATCTTCCTTCAGTACTGAATGAAGCTACAAAACCAAATCAAACTAAGAAGGTGCTTAGTGAATCCTCGAAAGAGATCACAGGTGGAAAATCAGTGGAAGCAGAAGCTTCAGTTGATGCTAACATTGTAAACCTTCGTAAGTTAGCCGGAATAAGTTAAGGAGACCTAAAATGGCAGAAAATCTAATGGAAAATTGGAGCGAAACTAAAACAGCTCTAACCGACGGTCTAACTGGAACAAAGAAAAAAGTTATGGAAAGTGTTCTCGAGAATACTAAAACATATTTGTCAGAAGCAGCAGGCGCAGGCGCAACAGCGTCAGGCAACATTGCTACATTAAACAAAGTTATTCTTCCAGTTATCCGCCGTGTAATGCCAACTGTTATTGCAAACGAAATCGTTGGTGTTCAGCCAATGACTGGACCAGTTGGACAAATCCACACACTACGTGTACGTTACGCAGAAACTTTTGACTCAGCAACAGCTGGTGACGAAGCATTGAGCCCATTTGCAATTGCAACTGGTTACTCAGGTAACGCAACAACAAACCGTGCGGATGCAACAAGCACAATGGAAGGTTTGGCAGGTAAGAAAATGTCAATCCAAGTCCTAAAACAAACTGTTGAAGCTAAAACACGTAAGCTATCAGCACGTTGGACATTCGAAGCGGCACAAGATGCCAACTC